GTAAATTAAAAACTGCGGTTACTGGTAAAGTTAAAGCAGGTAGTAAGGCTGCAAAAAGAAGAAAGTCTTTTTGCGCTAGAAGTGCTGGTCAAATGAAGAAGTTTCCTAAAGCGGCAAAAAATCCAAACAGTAGATTAAGACAAGCTAGACGAAGGTGGAAGTGTTGATTAGTAGAGCTACAATGAAAAACCAAATGAAGGGTAATAAAATGAGAAAGAAAAATAAAATAGGCACTTATAAAAAAGGTGGCGCAATTGGCAAGATAGCATCTGTATTAAGTCCTGCTTATGGAATCATGAAAGGTCAAGGACCTTTTTCAGATATAGCATCTGCTATAGGAAAAGCAGCTGGACCTTTAGCTGGTCCTGTAGCTCTGTTAGCTAAAGATAAAAAGGAAGAGGCTAAAAAAAGAAGAATGGCTATGGCTTCAGCAGCAACTCCAAAGCAAGTCAACCCTTCTATGGCAATGACAGGTGCTAATCAAATGCAAAGAATGATGGGCGGTGGTGTAGTTAAAAGAACAAAGCCTATTGATGGTATTGCCTCTAAAGGGATGACCAAAGGAAAGATCACATAATGGATATTGACAAGTTAAGAGAAGAGTTAAAAATTGACGAGGGCGTAAAATATGAAATATACCTCGATCATCTTTCTCTGCCTACTTTGGGAGTGGGTCACCTTATAAAGGACACAGATCCAGAAAATGGTTTACCTGTAGGAACAAAGATTGAAGAAGAAAGAGTCAATGAATTATTTGATGAAGACATACAGGTCACAATACAAGAATGTAAATATCTTTATAATGACTTCGATGATTTACCAGAAGAGGCACAAAGAATCATAGCAAATATGATGTTTAATCTAGGCAGACCTCGTTTAAGCAGATTTTTAAAAATGAAGCAACATGTTGATAACAGAGACTTTGTTTCTGCAAGCGAAGAGATGAAAAACTCGAAGTGGTATAGACAAGTAACTAACAGAGCACAAAGGCTTTGTGACAGAATGGCTAACATAACTACATAGGTGATTTATGAGAAAATATTATCCAAAACCAACTACACTAAAAAGTGCAATAAAGGGCAAGGTAAAAGATACAGCAAAAAAATCTCTTTCTATGGGTAATAAAAATTATCCAAGAAAAATTGTTAGTGATGCTAAAAAAACAGTAAAAAAAGATTTTCCAGAATTGTATGACAGAGCTGTCACAGGAATGAAAAAAGGTGGAAGCACTGTTAATAAAGCAGGCAACTACACAAAGCCAACAATGAGAAAAGCGTTGTTTAATAGAATAAAAGCTGGTGGTAAAGGTGGTAGACCTGGACAGTGGAGTGCTAGAAAAGCACAAATGCTTGCAAAACAATACAAAGCAAAAGGCGGAGGCTATAGAGGCTAATGTTAGATCCCGCCTCAATTGGTATAGCCATTACAGCCGCTAATACGGCTTTCTCGGCAATCAAGCGTGGATTTGCAGCAGGTCGTGAAATTGAGTCTATGGGGAAAGATTTATCACGATGGATGGGTGCGGTATCAGATGTTGAAAATACTGAAAAGACAGCAAAGAATGCCTCGCCACTTAGAAAGTTATTTAAAGGTAGAGAGATAGAAGCTAGTGCAATAGAAGCTTTTACAGCAAAAAAAAAGTTAGAGGCACAACGACAGGAATTAAAATCATTTATAAATTTTCACTACGGGGCCAATTCATGGAACGAAATCCTTAGAATGGAAGCCGAGATAAGAAAGAAACGAAAAGAAGAGATTTATGAGAGACAAGAGCTTATTAGAAAGATATGGGAATGGGTAGGTTGGATAACTTTAGCTATAACTGTAATTGGATTCATTGTGTTTCTTGCTTGGTTATATAAGGAGAAAAGAGCGTGAAACAAAAAAGATTACAAGATAAATCGAAATATACTTCTTACGATATCAATCAAGACGGTATAGTCAGTGATGATGAATTTGAACATATGGCTGAAATTAAAAGACTAGAACATGATTTACGCAAACAAAGAGCACAAAGACGTATGGCTACTGCTAGTTTGGTTGCTATGGCTTCTTTTACTGTTGCAATGTTTTTTGTTGATCTCGAAAGAGTCAAAGCACTTAGTGATATTAGTAATCTTTTTTACATCACTGGTGGTGGCATTGTCGCTGCATACATGGGGGCTAGTGCTATAATGAATAGAAATGGTAAGTAAATGGCTAGAAAAGATCCAAAAGTTGGAACAGGGAAAAAACCTAAAGGTTCAGGAAGGAGACTCTATACTGATGAAAATCCAAAAGACACTGTTAAGATTAAGTATGCAACTGTTGCAGATGCCCGTGCAACTGCTAGAAAAGTTAAAAATATTAATAAACCTTTTGCTAGAAAAATTCAAATCCTTACCGTTATGGAGCAAAGGTCTAAAGTTGCTGGGAAGCCGCAACAAGCAGCCATTGCGAAGAGGGCGAAAGAAGCAATCAGGAAACAAAAGAAAACAAGATGACTAGTATAAATAAACATTTATTGGTATAATAAAACATGGCGTTAAAAAAATCACAAAGGAGCTTAAAAGCGTGGGGTAAGCAAAAGTGGAGAACAAAATCTGGTAAACCTAGTACACAGGGGCCAAAAGCTACAGGTGAGCGTTATTTACCTTCCGCAGCGATTAAGGCTCTTTCGCCCTCTGAATACGCCGCCACTACGGCTAAAAAGCGCAAAGCAACTAGAAAAGGAAAACAAGTGGCTAAACAGCCCAAAAAGATTGCTAGAAAAACGGCGAAGTTTAGGAAGTTTGCATAGGTAGAATATGGCAGCAGTAACACCAGATTTACCAGAAATATTTCAAGAAGCCTATGAAAGGGCTGGTCTTGATATGAAGACTGGTTATGATCTTAAAACAATTAGAAGATCATTTAATATAATTACAGCAGAGTGGCAGAACAGAGGATTAAACCTTTGGACAATTGCAGAGGGCACGCAGGCTTTATCTTCAGGTACAGCAACATATACTTTGCCTACAGATACAGTAGATCTTTTAGAACATCAAATAAGAACAGGGACAGGTACTAATCAAACAGACACAAACTTAACACGAATAACCGTTTCAACATATGCACAAACAGCTAATAAAAACACAACGGGTAGACCAACACAAATATTCATACAAAGATTAAGCAACAAAGTAGATGTAACATTTTATCCAGTACCAGACAGTTCTGCGACATATACTTTGTTCTATTACAGAATAGTAGGCATTGACGGAATATCATCGGGGATATCAGGAACTACCACATCCTTCATTCCTCCTAGGTTTGTGCCTTGTTTAGTTTCTGGTCTTGCCTACTATGTAGCTATGAAGCGACCAGAGGTTGCGGATAGAGTTACTGCATTAAAGCAGGAATATGAGTTTCAGTTTGAACTAGCAGCAGGCGAAGACTCAGACAGTGCATCTGCTAGATTTGTACCATACAACACATTTTTTGGGAGTTAAATTATGGCAACATATAAAATAAAAAGTGGAGACACTTTATCACAAATAGCGAAGAAAAATAACACTACAGTTAAAACTTTGCAGAAAATAAATAATATTGCTGATCCTAACAAAATTAGAGCAGGCAAAACTTTAAATCTAGGAATAGGTAAACCTGGATTATCTAGTGCTAGAAAGATGAGTCCTTATGCAGGTCAAACAAAGACAGAAATGAGAAAAATGTCTATGAAGAAACCATCAGGCTCAAAATCTAAGACTATGATGGCAAAGCCAAAAGCCAGACCATCCACTATAGGTAAGAAAAAACTTACTGGTACTGCTGGTAGAAGACAAAGAAGAATGACAAGGAGAGCATAATGCCAATTAAAATAACACCTACAAAAGGTAAAAAGAAAAAACAAAATAAGAAGCCTTCAGGTGCAGCGCCATTCATGATGCCAGGTCAAAAAAAAATGCTTGATAAAATGATGGGCAAGTCTAAGCCGCAAACACTGAAAGGTGGTGGTGGTTTAAAGGCTGTTCCACAGGGTAATAAAGGTAAAGGCTTAAGTAAGTTGCCAACAGAGGTTCGTAACAAAATGGGCTATATGAAAAAAGGTGGCAAAGTTATGAAGATGCGTGGTGGTGGTGCCGCAACTAGAGGGTTAATGTTTAATAATAGATAATGGCAGGACTTATATGCAATTTGCCTTCTATAGAAGTTTGGGTAAGAAAAGAATATTTAAGGGACTTAGATGATGGATTTGGAGAATTTGTAAAAGGTGTTTGGGTTACAGCAAAATCTATTCCTGGGCGAGCTTTTTATTTTGAAACTTACTTGCCTGATTATGGTGCTTTATTTGATAAACTACCAATATCAGCATTTGTCTCTAGACCAGAAGTTCCCAAGACAGATATGGACCTTGCCAACCTTCAGTTTTGGAATTGTATGGATTATGGAGTCGTAGCGGTGCAGAAGCAGTTTATATCTACAATGGAGTATGAAGTATACACAAGAGATCATGGTATACAAAAAGGTGCTTATATTTGTACATTAGATAACTATCACTATGATTGTGATCAAATTGATTATAGTACAAGCGAAACACCAGCAGAGCATAAATCATCTAATCTTATTGAATTAGATAATGGTCAGTATTGCCTATATCCAAATAACAGAACCAGAATATTTGACAATTCTTTATCTCCAAAGAAACCACTAAAACCTGATTTTAAGGTTAGCACCATAGAGTATCAGGTAGAAAATGGACAAAATTTTAGACTAGGTGAAACAGATAAGTATTTTTATGAGTTAGATAGTGACAAAAGCTAGAGGAAAATACGCATACGGATTTTGTGACAGATCAGGATTTAGATATGATCTAAGTGACCTAGTGTATGAATTTAGGAATGGTGTAAGAAATGGGTTACGAGTAGGCAAAGACATGGTTGATCAAGATCATCCGCAAAATTTTCTTGGCAGAATAAAAGCTGAAGATGCTCAGTCTTTAAATGACCCAAGACCAGATAAAAGATCAGAGCCTGATATTGAAAGATTATTAAATCCAAATCCTTATACACATTCTGGATCTGGGGTTATTAATGTAAAAGAAACAAATCATGGAAGAACAACTGGAGATACAGTTAGATTTAGAAATTCATTAGGTGTTGGCAGTCTTGTTACACAAAGTGCTATGGAGCTTTCAACAGGATATTCCATAACAGTTTTAACTGATGATACTTACAAGTTTACAATACCAAACATTTCTACTGCAACAGAATCAGTCAATTATACCGTGACAGTGGTTGGTGGCAATCCAAGTAATCATCCAAGTTATAATGTTGGTTCTTCTAATAAATACGCTATTAATGGCAGCACAGCCACAGCAGATGTTCAGTTAACATTTAAAGTTGGAAGCACATATAGGTTTACA